CCGCCGGCTACGGCACCGAATACAAGGTGCGCATCATCAGCGCCGAGCATGCGCGCGTGTGGAGGATTGCATGACCACCCCCGACACCTTTGCGCACATCCCGCTGGCGCACATCGTCGCCAGCCGCACCAACCCGCGCAAGCACTTCAACCCGGTCAAGCTGCACGAACTGGCCGAGAGCATCCGCGCCAGCGGGATGTGCGCAAAGGTGTCGGGGGTGGTCATGCAATCCTCCACACGCGCGCATGCTCGGCGCTGATGATGCGCACCTTGTATTCGGTGCCGTAGCCGGCGGCCTTGGCCTGGCGGTTGCGCTTGGTGGCCTGGGCGGCCACGGCGCTCTTCCAGCGCGCGGGAAAGCGCACAGACGTGCCCGGTGTGGTCAGCTTGTTGAACAGGGGCGCCCACTTGTCTACGGTGCGGCCCTGGGTGCCGATGGGGATGCCGGTTTCCACCTCCAGCGCCTCGATCTCGGCCGCGGTGACGGACACCTGGGCCTGCGCGGTGCCGCGCTGTGACTTGACGGTGGGGGCGGTACCGGTGTCGCTGCTGGCCGCTTCGCTGGTGTCGCTGGGGGTGGTGGCTTTGCCAGGAATGGGCGGCCACACCGGCGCGACGGGCGCGGGGTGGCTGGAACGGCCGCCGCCGGCGCGGTAGACGTATTCCAGATCGTCGTTGCGCGTCATGGTGAGGGCGCCACGGTGCACGGCCGTTTCCAGGTTGGCGAACACGCTGTTGCGCGAGGCGTTGAACTTTGTGGCGATGTCTTTGCTGGTCAGCTCGGCGCCCGGGTTGGCGCGGAGGTGGTTGATGACCTGCTCGGCCAGCGATCCGGTGCGGGGGCGGTATGCGTTGCTCATGGTGGTGTGTGTGGTCAGGCATTCACGTCGGCGGTGCGGTCGTGTTCGATGGCCTTGCCAGGGTCCTGGGTGCGCCAGTCCGGCCACTTGCGGCCCTCGTTCTTGTCCTGTTTGCGCTCGATGGCCCGGACGATCTGCTCAGGCGTTGCACCAGAGCGCCATGCGCCATCGAAGCCGAGGATGATCACGTCAACCCACTCGTCCAGCGTGGGAAGGCCTGCGCCCGCGTCGTCTTGCACCTCCAGCAGTTCTTTTCGGATGTGGTCGCACACGCCGTCAGTGCGATCGCCGGGGCCGAAAGTGCGTAGGCTGAAGGCGCGCTGGCGGTGCAGGTGTGTGACCAGGTCAAACTGAAGCGGCAGGTGCATCACCTGCATGCCAAGGCGGTGTGCAACGTGCAACTCCAGGTTGGCGCCCTTGCTGTTCTCCCATCCGGGCATGAGAGCGATCGCGTCGCAGGTGCACAACTCGCGCAGGTCGGAGCGCAGGCACAGTTCCCAGGTGCCGGCTTCCTGGATCTCTGCCGGACTGACGACGTCAAGGCCGCTGGACCTCAGCACTTCGGCCCACTTGTGGAACTCGGGGAAGTTGTTGTCTTCGATGCCCGTCATGGGGCCGCTCAGGTAAACGCGCATGTGTGGTTCTCCGGGTGGTGGTGATATGAGTGGTGGGGTGGTGATCAGTCGTCAAAGTCGCCCGCCGCAGCGCGCTTCACGTCCGTGGTGGTGTGGCGGTAGGCGCTGCCGCGCCGGGCCACGCGCTGGGCGCGCTGCGCCTCGCGGTTGCGCAGGTCGGCCGCGCAGCACTCGATCAGGCGGCGCCGCAGCGGGTTGGCCATGGCGGCTTCAAAGCTGCAGTCCGGCCAGCTCAGCAACGTGAACGCCGCGCGGCGGTGCGCTTCGGTCACGGGCGGCAGCGGCCCCTTGCTGGCCATGGCGGCGGCCGTGGTGCTGGTGGTGATGGCTGTGCCCATGGCATCAACCCCCTGCGGCCAGCAACTGCCAGGCGCCCCAGGCCACCAGCGACAGACCGGCCACCATGGCGCCCATGTACAGACGCCAGAACAGCGCGCGCGCCGCCGGGTCGCGCTCATCCGGGTGCACGTCTTCGCCCCGGCCCAGGCGCTGCAGGTCAATGTCGACCCGCCGCGCAGAAGAAGACGGCGGCGGCAGGCACGTGCCACCCACCGACACCCCGTCGCCATGGCCCAGGTCGTGCGTGTCCACGTGGTGCACGCGGTGCAGGTCCAGCCCGTCCAGCGGCGCCGGCCGGCTGCTGGGCGCCTCCCACGGCCGCAGGCCCTGCAGCCGCTGCGCGCTGACGGTGCCCTCGCTGGTGCGGCGGGCGTGGATGGGGGTGACGGTGGCGCTCATGCCAGCACCCGGGCGCTGATGCGGCCCGCCTCCGTGGCGCCGGCGCGGGCCAGCGTGTCCAGGTGATTGGCGATGGCCTCGGCCGTGCTGGCGAACAGCCCGACGATGCGAACCGGGTGACGCCCGCGGCGGCGGTGGGTCACCACGATGGTGAGCAGGGCGGGTGTGGTCATGCGGCCACCTCGCATTCGGTGGCGTCGGCGCTTTCCAGGCGCTCGACCTGGGCGATCACGCAGCCGGTGATGGCGCCGGCCAGCAGCGCGGCCGCTTCGGCGTTGGGCGCCTGCAGCTGGATGCTGGGCAGCACGCCAGTTTCGCTGGCCACGGGGTGGCCGTTCTGGTCCTTGTGGTGGTAGGTGGCGCGGTAGCTGCGCGCCGGCTGGCTGGTCTGCACGGTGTTCTCCTTGGCCTGTTGTTGGCCGTGGAGGAATATTAGTCGGACTCAAACATTTAAGTCAAGTCCGACTAATATGAAGGTGCGAATTTGCTCAAATACAACAGTCCGACTAATGTGGACCGAGCAAAAAAAGCCACCTCCGTGGTGGCTGTCCAGCGCAGCGGCGGGCTATTTTTGGGTGCTGGCCAGGAATCCAGCGATGTGGAAACCTGGTACGAAAAACACCTCCTTGCCACCTTTTCCGCTGATCTGGAAGCTCATGCCGCTGGGCACTCGTTGCTCAAGGTACTCTCGAGAAATGTTGATTGCCAAGTGCTCGTGGTGTGAGCAGCCGCTGTAACGGCTGCAGGCCCCCACCTTTCGGTCGATCAAGGTGACGTCCAGGGTGTTGCCATCAATGTCATGAGCTGATTCGTAGAACCGCCACTCGCTTCTGTAGAAGTCGGCCACATAGACCTGGTACCTTGTTGGCATGCCGTCGGCCTTCCAGGCGCGAAGGAACAAAACCTCATCGGAGCCGTCTCCGATGCCAGTGCCGGTGAAGTGTGTCACCTTCTTGAAGTCGTCCCTTGAAACCTGGACGGCGGCGGCTGTGTCTTCTGCGGTCAGAAGTGTCTTGCGGGGTGGCTGTGTTACGCAGCCAGCCAATGCGAGCGCAAGCAAGGCAACGACTGCCGAGATCTTGATGGTCTTCATGGTTCTTGACTCTGGTGGTGATCGATCTCTCATCATAGGTACTACTACGACTTGTTACATGATCGCGGCATCCATCGAATGGGGGATGGCGCAAGAAAAAACCACCCGGGTGGGTGGTTTTTCAGGTCAGCTTCTGCTGTAACGGTTCGCGGTGGTCGTGCACTCGCTCGACCTGGTACTCCTGCCGAAGCCCGCCATCTGTCACGCTTTGAACGATGCGAAGGTCTGCAATGAGTACATCGCCTTTTCCGAACCGCTCTGCGCCTGCGTTGATCTTGTCAACAAAACTTCGGTCGGTGATCTCGGCAAAAAAAGCGGTTGATCCATCGTGGAATCTCCACTTGTTTTCCTCTTTGAAGACCGCCGACTCAATTTGAAGCAGGACGTTCTGGCGCACGGTGTTGGACACCACATCGGCCTCGCTGGCGGCCATGTCGAACCAGGCGCGCTCATCGCTGGTTACCACGGCTTGAGTTTCGCCATCTTTGCCGCAGGCGAAGACGTCAACGCCCTCGCGCTCCAGCGGTTTGACGACCCTGGCCAATGTTTGGCGAACCACGCGGGTCTGGTACAGCTTTCCAGTGATCAGATCAACCTCGAAGGTCTCTTTTTCCTCTGCGTCCACCAGTTCGAAAACAACCTTGTCGCCGACGGTTCGAATGGTGCTGGGTTTGCGCCCACGAAGCCACTTGATCAGGCCGATGACGCCGCCGTGACCAAGAAGTCCCAGGCCGGCCAAAATGCCAAAAAGGTTGGCAGCTGCAGTAGCTTCCTCTCCGTTGAGCAGGCTGACGAGCTGCTGGGCCATTGTCTGAACCGCAATGAGGTCGACCCCAAAAGACCCGCCTTTGAAGTTGCCTTGGACGTTCACGCGCACTTCGTTTGCGTCGGGATAGGCTGCTTTGTTGGCGTGTTCGATCAACTCGGACAGCGCAATCAACGCGGGCGCAAGCTCTCGCACATCCATCTGGTGGCTCGCCAGGGCAGGGCCGTCGTACTTGATGGAAAAATGGATTTTTGCGCTCATGCCGGTCATTTTATGGCCCGCAGGATTGTTGGTGTTCGCCGCCCGCCATGCGGCGTCTGAGGTGGTCAGAGCCTGGCCCCCATCCACAGCGCCCGGCCGATGATCTCAAAGTCCTGATCGTAGGCTGCAATGTGCATGTCGGGGTAGGCCTCTCGGTCGGGGTTGTCGCTGATGGCCAGCAGGCTGGCGTCTGATTGGCGGTGCAGGCGCTTGACGTAGAGTTGCCCGTCACCGCGAAAGGCGTACACCTCGCCATTGATCACTGTCTTGGCGCTGGTGCTCACCAGCAGCACCGCGCCGTCGCGGATGGTCGGCTCCATGCTGCGGCCCTTGACGGTGACGATCACCGCGCTGCTGGGGGTGACCCCGATCTCCTGCAGAAAGCTGCGGCGGAAGGTGAGGGCGCTCTTGCTGTATTCCTCGACCACCAGGGCGCCGTGGCCGGCCGACACCGACACGTCCACGCGGCGCACCTGCGCAAACTCGTCGGGGTCGGTGGACTTGAGCCCTTCTGCCAGACCTGCAATCTCCGCAGCAAGCGTCGGGGAAAAGTCCGGAACCTCGCAGCCGATCAGCTTGGCAATCGCAGTAGCAAAGTCGCGAGACATGGCCATTTTCCCCCGCAGGCGCTGGGACAGGGCGGATTGGCTGATGCCGATCGCTGCCGCTACGGACTCTTGGGTCGGTCTGGCGCCGGTGCGGTCACCAGTTGCTTTCAGCCACTCCTGAAACAGGGCCTCAAGGCGCTTGGCATCCTGTTTTTGCTCCGGTGTTGTCGGTCTTGTAGGCATGGCAGAACCATATTTACTAGGCGGGCTTGCGGCAATTAGTCAGACTGCGATAAACTAGATCGCAGTCCGACTAATCCAAGCCCATGAACCACATCAAACTCATCCGCGAGCGCCTGGGCGTCACACAGGCTTCCCTGGCAGAGGCAATCGGCTGCACGCAGGGCAATGTGGGGCACTACGAGACGCGCGGCCAGACGGTGCCGCCCGAAACGGCCAAGCGGCTCATCAGCTGGGCCAAGTCGCTCGGCCATGTGGTGACCTACGAGGACATCTACGGACCGGCCGATCTGTCCCCCGATACCTCCGCCGAGACCAGCCAAGCGCAGGGGGTGGCGTGATGGCTTCAGTCTTTCATTCCCTGTCGCTGTACTTGTGCCGCAACGAAGCTGGCGAAGTGGTTGCGTCCGCTGGCGTCGACTTCCTCTCCGTGCCTGCGGCAGTGGGCGACGAACTCGTCCGGCCTGAGCACCGCGCGCACGGTCACGAAGCCTTCCCTGCGCAGTGTTTCTTCGGTCCTCATGGCTCCACCGATCCACTCGTCGTAGGTCCGCGCCATGCGGTCTCGGTCTTTCATGACGGCGGCAACCTGCTGAAAGCTCTCCGGCTCGAACCAGGCCAGCCCGACGTGGGTGACGCCCTGCTGGCGCAGTTTCTCGAAAAACTCTTTGTTCATGGGTGCTCCCTTCGAAGGGCGGTGTGACGTGGAAATCGCATTGTCTTTTGAAGCGGAGCGGCCCGCCCTTTCCGGGCTGCCGTTTTCCCACCCCGCCGCCCACCATGCGCCCCGGCTGCGCCTGCGTGGTGTTGATGTGCTTGTCCTCCCTGGTGCGCGGGCCTTCGGCCGCCGGCGCGGGCGGCTGGGTGTTTTTCTGTCGGTGACTGCGGGTGTGTGCCATGCCTGCAGTCTCTTTTTTTTGGCCTGAGCAAGGTCCTCAACTGCTCTCAACAAGGTTGCGAGGCTTCATGAACCAACAGATTTCGATCCCCGTCGACGTCCGTCCCGCCGAGGTGATGCGCAAGCAAAGCCTGGGCGGCGCCATCGAACTGTGCGCCGAACTGGGCGGCTACGCGCTGGACAAGACGCTGCAGCAGGAGCTGGGCGTCGACAAAGCGCAATTCAGCCGGTGGCAAAGCGGCACCGAGGGCGTGCAGTGGGCCAAGTTCACCGCGCTCATGGACAAGTGCGGCAACGACGCGCCTGTGCTCTGGATGCTGCACCAGCGCGGTTACGACCTGCACAGCGTGCGTCGCCGCGAGAGCGCCCTGGAAGCCGAGAACCGCCGCCTGCGCGACGACCTGGCCGCCATGCGTCGCGTGTTGGGGGTTGCAGCATGACCGTCACCACCGCCCCCGATACCTTGGCCGAGCGCAGCACCGCCGCGCCCCTGCGCCCCAGTCACAAGATGGTGCTGGACATCCTCATCGCCCGCCAGCGGCACGGGCAGGCCGAACTCACCGCCAGCGAAATCCGCGAGGCGCTGGAACAGATCCACGCCCCCCGCCGCTTCGACAAGGGCTGGGTCACCGGCCGGCTTGACGAAATGCGCGACGCCGGCCTGGTCCAGCAGTCCGAAGAGCGCAAGCTGAACCCCCTGACAGGCAAGACCAGCCACCTCTGGTTCATCCCGCTGCGCCAGGCGCGTCTGTGCGCATGAGCGCCCCGATACCGCAGCCGATGCAACGACGGTAGGAGGCCTGCTCTTGAACTACTACGAGCGCCACATTGGCGACTACCTGAAGGACACGGCGCACCTGTCGCTGCTGGAGCACGGTGTCTACGGGCGCCTGCTGGACGTGTACTACACCCGCGAGGCGCCGATTCCAGCCGCTCAGGTGGAGCGCCTGAGCGGTGTGCGCACCAAGGAAGAGCGCGACGCCCTGCGCAACGTGCTCGATGAGTTCTTCACCGTGGACGGCGACCTGCTGCGCCACGGTCGCTGCGACCGTGAGATTGACCGCTATCAGGAGAAGCAGCGCAAGGCCGCCGCATCTGCGAACGCACGCTGGAAGAAGGGTCAGCCGCAAACCGAACGCAATGCGAACGCAGGTGCGAACGCAATGCGAACGCATATGCGAACGCATTGCGATGGCAATGCTCCCAATCACCAGACACCAGACACCAGTAACCAAGAATCGAGCGAGCCATCTGGACACCAACAGCGCGGCGGTCCACCCGTCGGGCCTGCCGGCCCGGCGCGCGCCGGTTTTGCAGACCCTGCGGGTGCAGACCCTGCGGTGTCGGGCTTGTCGCCCGACCATGCCGCCGCCGACCCAGCGCAGCAGGCCGCCCAGGCCATGCAGGCCGTCGGGCTGGCCGACGTCAGCGCCAGCCACCCCCGGCTGGTCGCCCTGGTCGCTGCCGGCATCACCGCGTCGGAACTGGCCGAGGCCGCCCGCTCCGCCGTCAAGGCCGGCCGGGGTTTTCCGTGGGCGCTGGCCAGGGCCGAGGGCCAGCGCCGCGACGCCGCATCGGCCGCCGACCTGCCGCCAGCGCCGCCACCCGGCCCGCCCATCGACCCCGACAGCCGCGCCGCCATTGAGGCCGACGGCGAACGCCTGGGCCTCGGGCGCTGGCAGCAGCTCGACAGGCACGGCCGCACCGTGCCCTGGTCCACCTACGCCGACAGGGTGCGGCAAGCCCGCGCCAGCCAGGCCGACAACCGCAGCACGGAGGCCGCATGACCAGCCATCCCGCACCAGACCTAACGCCGCGCAACGACGGGCGCGACTGGGCCCGCGCCATCATCGCCCAGTTCCTGCGCGGCGAGAAGCGCCCGCCCACCGTGTACCGCTTCGCCCACGAGGCGCTGGGCCTTCCGGTCCCGAAAGGCCTCAAATGACCCGGCCCGCCGCCAGCTTCGTCGGCCAGCGCGCCACCATGCCGCGCACCTACGCCCTCAAGCGCCTGCTCGAGCACGGCGCCATGGGCCTGACCGACATCGTCGAATGCACCGGCTGGCCTTTCTGGGTTGCCAACAAAGCCCTGCAGCAATGCCTGTGCACAGGCGTCGTGCGCCGTGTGCCGTCAGGCTCGCGCTACGCCTACGAGGCGGCCACCTGATCGAACACCCACATGCTCAAGATCAACATCAACCACAACTTCCCCGAGGTCTCGGCCGCTCTCGCAAGAGCCCAGCGCCAGGTGCCATTCGCCCTGGCCCGCGCCCTGACCAAAACCGGGCAAGACGTGCGAGACGCCCAGCGCAAGGAAATCGTGCGGGTGTTCGATCGCCCCACGCCGTACACCCGCAACAGCGTGTACCTCAAGCCAGCCACCAAGCAGAAGCTCCAGGCCGAGGTCTGGCTCAAGGACGGCAACCGACCAAGCCACTACCTGCTGCCACAGATCGAGGGCGGTGACCGTCCGCTCAAGCGCTTCGAAGCACGCCTCGTGCGCGCCGGGTACATGCAGCCCACCGAACGCGCCGTGCCTGCAGCAGGCGCACGCCTGGACCAATACGGCAACATCAGCCGCGGCCAGATCGTGCAGATCCTCAGCCAGCTCAAGACCGCCGCCGTGGTCGGTGACTACAGCGACGCCACCAACAGCAAACGCAGCCGCGCCAAGCGCGAACGAGAAGCCTACTTCGTCAGCCGCGGCCCAGGCTCATGGACGGGGCGCGGCGCCTGGAAGAACGGCCTGAAGTCACAACACCTGCCGCGCGGCATCTGGGTGCGCCGCAGCTTCGGTGCCTTGGGCACGGCGGTCAAGCCCGTCATGCTGTTCGTCTCCCGCGTCCACTACCGGCCGCGCTACCGCTTCTTCGAACTGGCCGACCGCGTGGTCCAGCAGAACTTCGGCCGCCACTGGGATGAAAGCTGGGATCTGGCCCTGCGCACCGCCCGCCTGTCGCAGCAAGGCAGCCTGTTCAAGTGAGAAATGGGTCCTTCCACAGAACCCCCACCCGAGGGTAATTCGAAGCCCGCGGGCACGCTAGTGCAGGGGTTTGGTGAATGGTGAATGGTGAAGGTTAACGGTAAACGATGAGGGGTAGCGATTGAGCGAGAACGATGGAAAACGGTTGTCACAAGCTGCGCTTGGCAGGGCGCTGGGCTTGTCTGGTGCCGCCATCACGAAGCTCAAACAGGCCGGCATGCCGGTTGACTCGGTGGAGGCGGCCCAGGCGTGGCGCGAGGCCCGGCAGAACGTGGCGCAGCGAAAGCCGCTGCCGGACGTGCCGGCGACGCCGGACCGCAGGGCCTGGGCGCCGTGGAACGAAGGGCGAGACCCGTTTGCTGACGTGCCCGGCGGCAAGGTGATGCACGGCGGCCGACCCGTGTTTGGGGCGTCGCTCCCTGACGACCTGCCGCCCGATGGCGTGGAGGACCGGGACGCCGCACGCACCCGGCGCGAGATCGCCGAGGCGAACATTGCCGAGCTGGCCGAGCAGAAGCTGCGGCACGAAGTGATCCTGGTGGCGGCGGTGAAGCGGCAGATGGCTACCGACTTCGCGGCCACGCGCGATGCGCTGCTGCAGATCCCGGCACGCATGGGGCCGGTGCTGGCGGCCAAGTCCGACGCGGCCGAGGTGCAGACCCTTCTGCATGCCGAGATCCACAAGGCGCTCGAGGACCTCGCCGGTGCAGCCGACGAGGTGGAGCGCATCGAAGGAGCGTTCGATTGAGCGCCCGCGACCTGCCTGACGACGAGGCCCGTGCTGCCGAGCTGGTGGCCGAGGTCAAGCGGCAGTTTCTTAGGCCGCCGCCGCGTGTGGACACCGCCGAATGGGCGGCGCGGTTTCGGCACATTGCCAAGGGGCCGGAGCGCGGGCCGTGGCGCAACGAGCGCACGCCGTACCTGGTGGAGCCGATGCGCTGCGCCAGCGCGCACGAGCCCTACGAGCGGGTGGTGCTGTGGTTTGCCACGCAGCTGGGCAAGTCCGAGGTGCTTTACAACTCGGTCATGCAGCGGATCCACACCGATCCGCAGGACATGATGATGGTGCAGCCCACGCTGCAGGATGCGCAGGACCACAGCAGCCAGCGGTTTCTGCCGACCATCATGCAGACGCCGGTGATGCACGGCAAGGTGGCCGTGCGCAAGAGCCGCGACGAGTCGACCAGCTGGCGCAGCCGATCCATCCAGGGCGGGTTCACCGTGTTCTTTGCCGGCGCGAACTCGGCCGCCAGCCTGGCGTCCAAGCCGCTGGGGTTCGCCGTTGCCGACGAGGTGGACAAGTGGCCGCACGACGTGGACAACGAGGGCCCGCCGCTGGGCTTGCTGGAAGAGCGGATGAGCAACTTTGCCCGGCGCAAACTGATCATCGCCAGCACCTGCAACATCAAGGGCCTGAGCGTGGTGGAGCGCGAATACCTGGCCAGCGACCGGCGCCAGTACCACGTGCCGTGCTCGCACTGCGGTGAGCGCCAGATCCTGCTGTGGGGCGCCACCGAGCCGTGGGGCATGAAGTGGGCCAAGACGCCGGCCGGTGACCCCAGGCCAGAAACCGCGGTGTACGTGTGCCGGCACTGTGGCGCCGCGATCGAGGAACACCACAAGACCGACATGCTGCAGGGTGGCCTGTGGATTGCCCAGGCGCCAGGTGCAGGGCAGGGCAAGCGGGCCGGGTTCTGGCTCAACAAGCTCTACAGCCCGCTGGGCTGGAAAAGCTGGTCGGCCCTGGTGGAAGAGTGGCACGAAGCCCAGAAAGCACAGCGGGTGGGCAACAGCGCGCCGCTGAAGAAGTTCCTGAACAGTTCCCTGGCCGAGACGTGGGAAGAGAAGGGCACCGGCGCCGACAGCAAGAGCCTGGCCGCCCGGGTGGAGGACTACACCACCAACATCGTGCCGCGCGGCGGCTTGATGTTGACCATGGGCGTTGACACCCAGCCCGACCGGCTGGAGGCGCGCGTGTGGGCCTACGGGCGCGGAGAGGAAAAGTGGCTGGTGCAGCGGCACATCATCCACGGCGACCCCAACCTGGAAGAGGGCACCGAAGGCAGCCCGTGGACCCGGTTGACCGAAATCCGCCGCACCCTGCTGCCGCACGCCTGCGGAACGCAAATGCCCATTGAGGCCACCGCCATCGACACTGGCGGGCACAACACCAACGCGGTGTATGCCTACTGCCGGGCGCACGCCCACGCGCATGTGCTGGCCGTCAAGGGCGCCAGCAAATACGGCGGGCCGGTGCTGGGCAAGCCGAGCAGGGTGGACGTGAACTACCGGGGTTCCACCCTCAAGAACGGCGTCAAGCTCTGGCCCATTGGCACCGACACGGCCAAGCACCTACTGTACGGGCGCATGCGCATCACCTCGGTGGGGCCGGGCTACATGCACGTTCCAAAGGCCTACCTGGAGACGGACGAATTCGAGCAGATGACCGCCGCGCGCCTCATGCCGGTGACCGTTGGCGGCCAGCCCGGCATGCGGTGGATGACCCCCAGCGGCGTGCGCGACGAGGCCAGCGACTGCATGGTGTACGCCTATGCCGCCGCCTGCTACCTGGGCATCCAGTCGTTCCGCGAAACCAGCTGGGCCAGGCGCGAGCGGCGCTGGGCGCCATCCACGGCCGACCTGTTTGGCGGCCAGCCGGCAGCAGCGCCAGCGCCACAACCGCAAGCCTTGACCGTTGACGCAGAAGGTGCGACAATCGAACCTGTCGCGGCGTCAGAATCACAGGCTCAAGAAAGCCGGCCAGCCGCACCAAGCCATCAACACCCTGCGCAGGCCACCGGCCGCGCAGACACCACAAGGGCACCCGCAGCGTCACCCGGCAGCGCCAGCAGCGCGGCCGGGCAGCGCACATCCAGGCTCAGCCCATTGCCGGCCAGAAAATCCGGGTGGGTCAAGAAGTGGTGACCAACATGGCAGACATCGTTGACGACTTTCTCGGCCGCCTAGCTGCGCTGGTGCCGACGGTTGACCCCCTGGCAGCCACCCGGCTTGAGCAGGATCTGCGCCAGGCTTGGGGGGGTGGCGAAACCTACGTCGGCAAGCGCCTGAGCACCGCCACGCGCCAGCGCATTCTTGAAAGCGGGCTGCGGCACCAGCGCCAGCTGGGCACCATCATCGGCGCGCCGGGTCTGAGCCGGTCCACGGTGTACCGGGCGATGCGCAAGAAGTCGTAAAGCATGGGCGTGCAGGCAGTGAACACGAATTCGCCGGCGAACCGTCTCAAACTCCCCCTGTCTTTGACACAGCCGCCGGCCCACCATCGGCGGCATGACCGCCACCACAGAGCCTGACCGCATCACTGCGGGCGACACCCTTGAGTGGGTCAAGAGCCTGCCCAGCTACCCTGCCAGCGCCGGCTGGGTGCTGCGGTACGCCATCGTCAGCAACTCGGCTGCCTACAACTTCACCGCTACCGCCAGTGGTGACGAGCACGCCATCAGCGTTGCAGCCGCCACCACGGCCGCCTGGGCCGCTGGCAGCTACGCCTGGACGGCCGCCGTCACCCTCGGGGCCACCCGCCACACCGTGGGCAACGGGCGGCTGACCATCGCGCCCAACCTGTCCGCTGCCACCAGCGGAGTGGACACCCGCAGCCCGGCCCGCCAGGCGCTGGACGCCATGAACACCGCCCTGGCCGCTTACGGCGCCAAGGCTTACATGCAGTCCTACAGCATTGCCGGGCGGCAGCAGACCTTCCGCAACCCGGCCGAGTTCATGGCCCTGCGCGACAAGCTCAGCGCCGAAGTGGCCCGCGAAGACAACGCCGCCCGCATCGCCGCCGGCCTGCCGACGCGCAACACCCTGGCCGTCAGGTTCACCAGCCGATGAGCACCGCCGCCACCGCCCCAATCTGGTACGACGCCCGCCGCGTGCAACGCAAAGGCGCATCCACCCTCAACACCTGGCTGTCGCAGCGGCCCGGCGGCCTGCAGCGCGCCGGCATGCTGGCGCCTCAGCGCCAGCGCAGCTACGCCGCCGCCCAGGTCAACCGCCTCACCCAGGGCTGGTCCACCGTCAGCGGCAGTGCCAACAGCGACATCCACGCCGCGCTGGACGCCCTGCGCGCCCGCAGCCGCCAGCTCGCCCGCGACAACGAGTACATCCACAAGTGGTTGCACCTGCTGGTCACCAACGTCGTCGGCCCGCAGGGCTTTCGCTACCAGGCCCGGGTGTATGACCGGCCCGGCGTGCCAGACGCCGCGGCCAACGCCGCGCTGGAAAGCGCCTGGGCCGCCTTCGGCCGCAAAGGCGTGGCCGACGTCACCGGCCGCCAGACCCTGGCCGCCATGCTGCAGACCGCCATCAAGACCCTGGCCACCGACGGCGAACTGCTCATGCAGATCGTGCGCGGCCCGGCCGACGCCGGCAACCCTTTCGGCATCGCCTTCCGCCTCATTGACGCTGACCGGATGGAAACCCGCCTGAACCGCAGCGCCGACGGCACCAGCAACGCCATCCGCATGGGCGTGGAAATCAACCGCTGGGGCCGCCCGGTGGCCTACCACATCCGCAACACCCACCCCGGCGAGCAGTACCACACCGTCGGCGCCGCCGGCATGCAGACCCTGCGCATCCCGGCCGAAGACGTCATCCACGAATTCGTGGCCGACCGGCCCGAACAGGTGCGCGGCATCCCCTGGGCGCACGCGGCCATGCAGCGGCTCAACAACATCGGCGCCTACGAGGAAGCCGCCATCGTCGCCAGCCGCGTCGGCGCCAGCAAGATGGGCTTCTTCACCACCCCCACGGGCGACGTCACCGAAATCGCCACCGGGCAAGACGGAGAAGAGGGCGACCTCGGAACCCTGGTCATGGACGCCGACCCCGGCACCTTCCAGGGCCTGCCCGCCGGAACCGAGTTCACCCCCTTCAACCCGGACTACCCGGCGCAGATGTTTGAGCCCTTCGTCACGGCCAACCTGCGCGCCGCCTGCAGCGGCCTGCTTGCCGCCTACCACAGCGTGGGCAACAACCTTGAAGGCGTCAGCTTCAGCAGCATCCGCAGCGGCACCCTGGAAGACCGCGACTACTGGACCATCCTGCAAGGCTGGTTTGCCGAATCCGTGCTCGACCGCATGCACCAGGAATGGCTGGCCAGCGCCCTGCTGTTCGGCCAGATCCGCCTGCCCGGCGGAAGCCAGCTGCCCCTGGCCAAGCTCGACAAATTCTCGGCCCACCTCTGGCAGGGCCGGCGCTGGGAATGGGTGGACCCCAACAGCGACATCAAGGCCGACCTGGCCGCCATCCAGGCCGGGCTCAAGAGCCCGCAACAGGTGGCCGCCAAGCTCGGCATGGACTACGAAGACCTGCTCATCGAAATCAACCAGGCCCGCGAGATGCGCCAGCGCCTGGGTCTGAAATTCCCCGGCCTTGACGGCCCGGCCGCCGCGCCCGCCGCAGCCGCCAGCGACGGCCAGAACCCCAACGAACCCAACCCCAACGGAGCCACCCAGCCATGACCACCACCGCCCGCGTCACCATGCTCACCGCCGTCTACGGCCCCAGCGGCCTCATGGCCAGCGGCACCACCCAGGCACTACCCGCCGATCTGGCGGCGCAGCTGGTGCACGACAAGAAAGCCACCTACGAGGCTGGCTGGCCGGTGATCAACGTAAACCAAGCGTGGCCGTTTGAAAGCACGCTCTCTCAGTTGCTTTCCGCATGGTCCGGAAAATCGCCCTACGACACCTACGGCCAAACCGCAGGCCGCGTGTCGGCTGTCACGCTGGGCGCCACGGTGTTCAGCGGTGGCGTGGTCAAGAACGTGTTCGACGCGGGCGCTTACGACTATCTGCGCATTTACGGCGCTCCGTACAGGGCCGGCTTCACTGGCTACACCAGCCTTGTGTTGACAAACGTCGGCGGCTATCCGCTCTGGGAGAATGCCGCTGGCGTCGGCATCACCGCTCAGAACCTCCGTGGTGTGCACATGCGTGTGCGCTTCAAGGCCAAACAGGTGCAGATCAAGTGCAAAGGCTTCGGCCTGTCGTCCGACTACTTCCCGATGTGGCTGGATGACTTCAGCGGCGGCGGCTTCAAGCGTGTGAGCTTCACTGCTGGCGCTGTTGCGTCGGACTCTTACATCCAGATCGACCTGACGCGCTACGGCGAATATGAGCTGATCGTCGGCATGGAGCAATCGCTGGCCGTCGGCGCTGTGGTGCTGGACGCTGACGGCGAGTTTGTTTCTGTGGCGCGCGCTCCGGCGCTGGTGGTGTTCGGTGATTCATACGTGCAAGGAACCACTTCGCCGGCTGTCAACGGCGACCCGTGCCTGATCGGTGCCATGAGCATGATTAGCGGCCTGAACGTCATTCCGCTGGGGGTGTCTGGCACTGGCTATGTGCATGACGGCGGCATCGGCTACCCGATCACGCATGCCGAGCGGCTGGCGATGCTGACCAACGTCATCAACGCATCCAACGCTCCCGCTGTCATGTCCGTGTTCGGCCTCAACGACGCCGACAACAGCGTCAGCACGGCCAACACCCAGGCAGCAGCCACCACGGTCATCAATCACCTGCTGGCGACCACCAGCGCAAACATTCTGCTGACCGGCGCAGAGCCGGCCACGCGCAACAACAGCGCAGCAATCCAGGCCGTTGACGCTGGCATTGCGGCCGCTGTGAACGCAGCCAACAGCAGCCGCGTGGCCTTCGCTCCGATCAGTGGCGCATCGCCCCGCCGAATCTATGGCGCACGCGACACCGACACCGCGACCGGCACCGCTGGCAACACCCGCTACATCCAAGGCAACGACGGCACACACCTGTCGCCCAGCTTCACGCAGGTCGGAACCGAGTTCTACGCCCGCTACATGCTGGAGTTGCTGCAAGGCGCTGCCACCGCCAAGGGCTGGTAGTTTTGACATATAAGCGTTCATGCCAAAGCCCGCCCAGCGCGGGCTTTTTCATGCCTGTGTCGTCTCAAACTCCCCCTGTCTTTGACACAGCAGCCGGCCCACCATCGCCGGCATGGAACAGACAACCAATCCCCACAGCGCCACCGCTGCCGCCACCCCTGCCGCGGCACCGGTTGGCCGCACCCTGCGCCCCGGCACGCGCCTGGAGCGCGGCCTGGTGTTCGAGCGTGCGGCGGTCAACGAAACCGCGCGCACGGTCGAACTGGCCTTTGCCAGCGAACAGCCCTATGCCCGCTGGTGGGGTGTGGAGGTGCTGGACTGTGCCCCCCAATCCATTCGCCTGGGCCGCCTGACCAACGGCGGACCGCTCCTGTGTGACCACAACGCCCGCGACCACATCGGCGTGATCGAGTCGGTTTCTGTCGGTGCGGACCGGGTTGTCCGCGCCGTCGTGCGCTTTGGGAAAAGCGCGCGGGCCGAAGAGGTCTTCCGCGACGTGCTCGATGGCATCCGCCGTCACGTGAGCGTGGGTTACAGCATCCACGCCGCCGTGCTCACCGAAACCAACGAAGACCAGGACACCTACCGCGTCACCGACTGGGAGCCTTTTGAAGTCTCCCTCGTCTCCGTGCCGGCAGACACCTCGGTCGGCGTCGGCCGCAGCGCGGGCGAGGAATCGCCCGTCGTCGCCGTCGCCACCAGCCAGGCAGCGCCCGCCGCCATTGCGGCGGCCAACCCTGCCACCACCACCCCGATTGCCGCCCCCATCACCACCGAAGGAACCCGCACCATGACCACCGCCACCGACACCACCCAGCAGCAGCAAGCCGCCGCGCCGGCTGCCGCCTCCGCCGCCGTCATCAGCGAAGCCACCCGCAACGCCGACGCCGCCACCCGCAAGCAGGTCAGCGAAATGCTGGCCATCGGCTCCACCTTCGCCCGCTTCAACGGCGAAGCCCTGGCGAAGGCCGCCATCGAAAAGGGCGAAACGCTCGACCAGCTGCGCAGCCACATCATGAACGCCATGGCCGCCCAGCAGACCAGCCAGGTCACCAACCTGGACCTGTCCAAGGGCGACCAGAAGCGCTTCTCGGTCTTCAAGGCCATCCGCGCCCTGACCGACAAGAACTGGAAGGGCGCCGAGTTCGAAGCCGAGTGCCACGCCGAAATCCTCAAGCGCACCGGCCTGCCCGAAGCGCCGCACAGCGGCTTCTTCCTGCCCATGGACGTCATGAAGCGCGACCTGACCGTTGCCACCGCCACCGCCGGCGGCAACCTGGTCGCCACCGACCTGCGCCCGCAGAACTTCATCGACCTGCTGCGCGCCCGCTCCGTGGTCTCCGGCCTGGGTGCCACCATGCTGCCGGGCCTGGTGGGCAACGTGGCCATCCCCAAGCAGTCCGGCGCCTCCACGGCCTACTGGCTGACCAACGAAGCCACCGCTATCACCGAAAGCAACCAGACCTTCGGCCAGCTGGCGCTGTCGCCCAAGACCCTGGGCGCCTACACCGAACTCTCGCGCCTGCTGATGCTGCAAAGCACCCCGGCCGCTGAAATGCTGGTGATGGACGACCTGGCCAAGGTGCTGGCCCTGGCCATCGACCTGGCCGCTCTGGAAGGCCCGGGCACCGGCGGCGCGCCCACCGGCATCAGCGCCACCGCGGGCATCGGCTCGGTCACCGGCACCACGCTGGGTTACGCCGGCATCGTGGAGTTCCAGACCGACGTCGCCGCTTCCAATGCCCTGTCGGCCAGCTCTGCCTACGTCACCACCCCGGCCGTGGCCGGCCTGCTGATGCAGCGCCAGCGCTTCAGCGGCACCGACACCCCGCTGTGGACCGGCTCCGTGCTGGACGGTCAGGTCGGCGGCCACCGCGCCACCACCACCACCCAGGTGACCGCCGCCTCCATGACCTTCGGCGACTTCTCGCAGGTCGTCATCGGCGAGTGGGGCATGCTGGAAATCGCGCTGAACCCCTACGCCAACTTCAGCGCCGCCATCACCGGCATCCGCGCCATCCAGACGGTGGACGTGGGCATCCGCCAGGCCGCCGCCTTCAGCCGCGCCACCTCCATCACCTGAGCCCAGCCCGGCACCCCCTGCCCAGCCTGCCACAAGCGGGCCGGGCAGGGCGCCAGGCAGCCCACCCACTGGAGCCCACACCATGACCAACGACCAAATCGCTGCGCCCACCCTCTACGTCGTCCGCGCCTTCTGCGTGGCCGGCCAGCGCGTGGAGCCCGGCACCGAGTTCGCCTACGACCCCAAGGCCGACCGCGTCCTCGTCGCCGAACTCAAGGCCGCCGGCAAGCTCAGCGCCGACAAGCCCGCCCAGCCGGTGCTGGTGCCCACGGCCGAAGCCAAAGCCGCCGCAGAAGCCGAAGCCGCCGCCAAGGCTGCCGCCGAAGCCGAGGCCGCCAAGGCCGGCAAGAAAGGCTGACCGCCATGCCGTTCGCCGAAGACACCGCCGCCTTCTTTGACGCCGACCTGGGCTTCGCCACCGCGGGCACGCTCGACGGCGCCAGCGTCGCCGGCATCTTCGACAACGGCTACCAGCCCTTCGACTTTGCCGAAGGCGGCGCCAGCGCCAGCGGTCCCCGCTACACCATGGCCAGCACCCAGGTGCCGGCCGGTGTGGTGGGCAAGCAGCTGGTGCTGGGTGCCGACACCTGGCTTGTCACCGAGGCCGAACCCGACGGCACCGGCATCACCACCCTGCGCCTGCGCAAGCCCTGACCAGCGCCACCCCGACCGCATCAACCACCATGGCCCACCTGCAGCAACAGATCCTCGACGCCATCGCCGACGTCATCGCCGGCGGCGGCACCTCGGCCGGCACCCGCGTGTTCGTGGACCGCGTCGACCCGTTGCAGGCCACCGACCTGCCGGCCGTGCTGGTGGAAGAGGCACCCGACGGCGAGCAGGTGCAGCCCTACACCGTGCACGGCGCCTACCAGCGCCAGTTGGCGGTGCAGATCAGTTGCTGGGTGGCTGGTGCCAACGCACCCGCCCAGGCGCGCGACCTGGGCCTGGCCGTCGAGAAGCTGCTGCAGAACAGCGCCACCCTGGCCGCCCTGTGCAAGCTCGGCATCGAACTCACCGCCAGCCGCAACGCCGCCAGCGGCGACGGCGACCGCCTCATGGCCGTGCGCGAGCAGGCCTGGACGTTCACCACCCTCTCGCACCGCAAGGCGCCCGACGTCGCCCTGTAGCCAGCGACCAGTCAGCCACCCAGAACCCACCACCCAAAAGCCGACAGAAGGAACCCATCATGGAAGTCCAGACCTGGAACAACGTCAAAGTGGCCGTGCAATCGGTCATCGCGACGGCAAAGACCATCACCGCCATCACGAAGGCCAACCCCGCCGTGGCCACCAGCGTCGCCCACGGGTATACCTTGGGCGACATCGTCTTGCTCAATGTCAAGGGCATGCGCAAGCTGGACTGGCGCGTCGTCCGCGTCGGCGCCGTGACGGCCGACACCTTCGCGCTCGAAGGCATCGACTCCACCACCTACCCGGACTTCGTGAGCGGCACCGCCGCCGAAATCACCTTCGGCACCGAGGCCGAGACGCTGCAGGAACCTTCCCCCTCCGGTGGCGAGGCCGAAGACATCCAGATCCGCACCATCCACGACGACCAGGACATCAGCATTCCTGGCAACCGGTCCGCCATCTCCTACAGCTTCACCTCGGTCTGGGATGTGAGCGACCCGTTCCTGCTCGCGCTTGCCAGCTTCGACGAAAGCAAGACCCCAGCGGCCATGATGATCGAGTTCTCCAGCGGGATGAAGATGTACATGGCCGCCGTCCCCAGCGTGCCCATGACCCCAGCCGGCTCCACCGTGGTCACCACGCCGGTGAAGGTCTCGCTGCGCGGCAAGCCCACCTACTACGCCAGCTGACCGCCATGTCCCTGCTGCAACGCGCCGACGTGCGCCCCCCTGTGCTGCGCAAGGAAACTGCCCCCGCTCCCGGGCTGGGTGGCGACGTGGTGGTCTGTGGCCTGCTGCTGTCCGACCGGCTGGCGCTCGACGGCATCAAGGCTGCCATGGCCCAGCCGCTGCCGGGCGAGACCGAAGAGCAAGCCGCCCGGCGCGCGGGCTCGGCCATCGTGTTCGAAACGCTGGCCCGCACCGTCGTCATTGCCGGCGACCAGCAACCCGTGTTCGACGCTGCCGGCTGGAACCTGCACGGCGCTTCGCACCCGGACGACGTGCTCAGCCTCTACCGCGTCGCACGGCGCCTGAGCGGCTACGAAGAGGCGGCCACCGAAAAAAACTGAGCACCCAGCCGGACAGGCGCTTTGCCTTCGTCCTCGCCCTACGGCTGGGCTGCACCGTGGAAGAACTCGGCCAGCGCATGAGCGCAGAGGAATTCGGCGAATGGATCTGCATCTTCAAAAACGAGCAGCTGCACCCCAGTGCCGACCGGCTGCGCCACGCGCAGCAGCTGGCCGCTGCGCACAACGGCCCGCTGTCTCGGCGCGACAAGCAGCTCTGGCGCGCGCTCGATCTGCTGCCCGTCGACCCGTGGCAGGCGGCCACCGCGCCGCCGCCTGCGCCGCCCACGGCCGCCGAACTGGCCCGGCAGGTCGATCGCCTCAACCGCCTGGCCGACGCCTGAGCAGCCGGGAGCGCGCATGACCAACCAGGCCAAAGTCGTCCTCTCCGGCGAAGACAAGCTCTCCGCCGTGTTCGCCAGCGTCGGCCGCAGCGCCGACAAGCTGGGCTTCAACCTCGACGGGCTCAAGGGCGGCGCCGTGGCCGCGCTGGGCGCGCTTGCCGTGCCGGTGTCGGCCGGCGCCATCGTTGCGCTGGGCAACGAGGCGCGCAACGCCATCGACGACTTCAACGACCTGAAAGACGTCACCGGATCCACCGTCGAATCCATCAGCGCACTCGACGGCCTGGCGCGCGAGACCGGCGCTTCGTTTGCAGACGTCTCATCCTCTCTGATCAAGTTCAACGCAGTCCTGAAAGACGCCGACCCCGACAAGGGCGCCGGCGCCGTGCTCAAGGCCCTGAACCTCGACATCGCCGAACTCAAGCGCCTGGACCCCGCCGAAGCCATGCGCCGCACCGCCGTGGCCCTGCAGGGCTATGCCGACGACGGTGACAAGGCCCGCGCCGTGCAGGAACTGTTCGGCAAGTCCGTCAAGGACGTCGGCCCGTTCCTGAAAGACCTGGCCGAAGCCGGCACCCTCAACGCCCGCATCACCACCCAGCAGGCCGAAGAGGTGGAGCGCTTCAACAAGGAGCTGTTCAAGCTGCAGGCCACGGCGGGCGATGTCTCCCGCACCCTGACCGTCGACGTGGTCACCGCGCTCAACCAGGTCATCGACCGGTTCCGCCAGGGCCAGAAAGAGGGCAAGGGCTTCTGGGAAATTGCGCTGGCCAACTACGTCGACCAGGTCAAGGGCTTCTACGGCATCGGCGCCGACCAGGCCGAGACCGCCGCCGAAACGGCCCGCCTGGGCCGCGCCGGCAACCTCTACAGCCCGGACAACCAGAGCGCGGCAGAGCTGGCCCGTCTCAGCCGCAAGCCCTCGCTGGGTGGCCTGGGCGGCAGTGGTGGCAGCAGCAGCAAAAAGACCGGCGGCAGCACCACCCCCAAAGACCCCTACGCCGAAGCCAACCGCTACCTGGAAAGCCTGCGCAAGCAGCTGCAGACCACCGAGGGCCTGACCGTCTACGAAAAGCTGCTGGCCGACATCCGTGCCGGCAGCCTTGGCAAGCTCACGCCGCAGCTGCAGGCCCAGCTGACCGAGACGGCCAAGCTCATCGACGCCGACAAGGCACTCAACGACGCCACCAAGGAATTCGCCGACCTCAGCGAAGCCGCTGCCCGCGCCCAGCAGGCGCTCAAGGACGAGGCGCAAGGCTTCTACGACGCCACGCGCACCCCCATCGAGCGGCTGAACATCGAACTGGCCCGCCAGGACGAACTGCTGCGCAAGCTCGGCCCGGCCTACAAAGACACGTACATGCGCGCGAACGAAGCGGCGCAGGCCCGGTACGAATCCGAGGTCAAGTCCACCGAGGCCATCACCGAACTCGACCAGTTCACCCAGCGCGCCGCGCAGAACATCCAGGACTACCTGGGCAACTCCTTCCAGCAGATCATGGAAGGCAACTTCAGCAACATCGGCGACGCCTTCACCAGCATGCTCAACAGCATGGTGGCCCAGGCAGCCGCCGCGCAGCTGAGCAAGTACCTGTTCGGCGACCTGGTGGGCGGCACCGGCAGCGGCGCCGCGGGCGACCTGCTGGGCAGCGCTGTCAGCAGCCTGTTCGGCGGCTTCCGAGCCGCCGAACAGGCTGCTGAC